TCCATTGATTAAGTCTGTAGGTCTCTGTGACTTCTGTAATATCTTTGTTTTGAATAAATTGATTGAATTGAGCGATTGGATTCATTTTGATATATCGTATAAATTTATTCTGTATTATTGTCTGCATTAAAAAGAGTTTGAGGGTTTGTTTGATAGGGTATTTTGATGTTCAGGACTCCCTAACTAGCCTGGAAAGGGCGTGTCGACGCAACCGCCTCTCGCCTTTGACATTGCGGAAAAGAGGATGCCTTTAAAAGACATCTTTTGTGAAATAGAAGCTCTTTTCAATCTACTACTGTCTAATGATTAATATTTATTTAATTTTTAAGCAAACCTACATTATATACTCACTGGAACTTTGCGTCCTATTCACCTTGCCTAAGCCAAAGCTACACATAGAACTCCAACCTTTTACTTTATAGATTTCAGACAGTTGGTATATGTAGACATATGCCACACCGGAGTAAAACTAATAGCGGTGTCAAAAAGCTCCCTGCTACAAGGAGGTTAATGGCAGCTTTAACCACTACGTAAAACTCAAAGTGTACATCGCACCCTGGGAAGACCTTATTGTCAGGACTCAGTCCACCTGTTTCAGGGCTCGTGAATGTGTTGTTATATAATAAGTGTTTACATTTTTGATTTTTCTTCGGCGTAAGCCACATCTTCAGGTTTTCAAGGCCTGTCAACGTATATGCATAAGTTTAATGATAATGGAATATGTACATGAATGGTTACGTATCTTTCATTTCTAAAAGAGTCAATTCATCGGAAAATATTTCAGTAGCTTTATCCTTAGTAATTTTAACTTTTTGAAGAAATTTATCTTTAGTATCAGAAAAGACTCTAGGAATAAAAGAGAATGAGGGAAATATCAAAAAAGCAATCGTAAATAATATTATTGAAAATAAGAATCTAATTTTTGAACCAAAATGCATATTAACCTTGAAGTTTTAATTTACTTGCTTTGGCACGCTGAATTGTGCCTATAATATTAGCTTTAGTTTGATTATAAGAAATTGGTGAATTTGTAATAGCAAAATGTTTTAAATGAGCCATATCCTTACTCTCGGCAATATCTCTTGGCCACCACTTCCATTCAGTTAAATCACTGAAAAATTCCTCATCCTTGAATGACTCTATAAATTGCAAAATTTGTAAAACCAATGAATCTGTATTAAGAAAAGGAACACACAACATGGGAACTTGAAATTTAACTTTACTCCAATCATAATAAATGGCGATTGTTATGCTGCTAGCTTCAGGATGTGTAATAGTTGTTAAAGGAGCAACAATAAGCCAATCTTCCAAAAATTGATTGGCGACAGGATAATAAGATTCATCTTTCTCGTCTGCGACTCTACCAACTTCCAAAAGCTTCTTAGCCAGATCTGTCTTAACACAATTATCCCTTCTACACGCTGTTATAGCTATATTTCTATTTAAAGATAGATCTACAGCAAGAGAAGCATTTACAGCATAATCAATGGGACTCATCGAATCTTGTAAAAATCTTAAACCTGTCCATTTTTCAGTCTCTCCATAATAATATCTGGAAACTCCAGAGACCTGTGAAATTAAAAGCTGACCAGTTTGAGATGTATTGGATATTATCCTAAGACAAACTCCAACATCACCCTCAACCATTCTATAAGAAAAATAGTTCATTAATTGCGGTAAAGAGCAAGCTTCCCATTGAATTTTGAAACCTGGAATAGTATGACTGTAAACAGAAGGTTGTACAGGAAACAAATTTCTAAAAAGTGAATTTGTAGTTTTTCCCCTTAAATTAGGAATAAAACCATCAATATTTATACCAAACAAAGCTTCAGAAGAAACTTTAACCAAAGGAACGGGAATCGTAATATTTAAACCAGTATAAGTAAAATTTTTAAGATCATCGGGAGACACAAGTCTAAGTTCTGCATTTGGAGTAGGATCGGGGGTTTTAATAGCAGTCGTATTAGGAGGATTAGATTGTCCTTCTTGTAAATTCATGACATAAAGTAAGGTGTAGGTTCAATAGGATTATCATTAGTCTTAGTTCCTCCTTCAACCATACGTCTACATGCTATAACTTTCATACTAGTAGGTACTACTATAAGAAATACTTGAACATTAAAAGAATCTGGTTGGGATAAATTAGGCTGATATGCATTAGCAACAAACAAATTTAATTTTGTGGTCGGAGTATAAGCATTTACATATAGTGAATTTTCATCAAGCTGATTAACATTGGTTTGCAAGTTATTAGTCATAAAATATTGTGGAACAGAAAGGAATTTAACATCTGAAGCATCATCAAAAGAAAATAATTCGTTAAGATTGTTTAACCTGGATTGTTGAAAATTTTGAGTTTTATTTCTTGCAAAATCCCATACGGCTTGCAAACGAATTTCACAATCAGTAATTTTATACGGTTTAAAAACTAAAATATATTCCATTTTTCCCATCTTTGTAAAATAAGGTAAAGCTAAATTCCAGGGCATTACTGACATAGACGAATTGTCACGGGGGGGTAAAAATTGTTTAAGTTTATTTGCTTCTATAGACCATTGATAAACATTATCTGTTACAATATTTGAAATACCAACTGTAAATTGATCAATTAAAATGGGGGAAACACTAGTATAAGCGGAGACTTCTTGTTCAGAAGCCAATTCTGGGGATTTAGTTACTGACATTGCTGCTGATAAACCTAAAGGAGCTGCCGCATTAGTACCTCCATCAGGAGGAAGGGGATTTGTTGTGGATAAGACTTCCATTTTTAAGCTAAATTTGAAACAGGAACATCAGTTCCAAGATTAGATTGAACAGACGCTTCTGGAGCATCATTAAAAGCTGAATTTATACCTGCACCAATCATACCAACAGCAAGAGCTTCAGGACCGAGAAATGCTGAACCTGCAACAAGTGCTGCATTTTCAATTCCAACAGTTTGATCATGTGAAGCATCCTCGCGAGCTTGAAAAGCTGAACCGAAAGAATCTCCTGCTAAACCTTGTCCAGTAACATCTTTATTAGTATCAACTGTGGCCTGATGACTAGCAATAGCGGATGCTCCTGCAGCAGCAACAGCACCCATCATTCCAGCACCTTCTCCTAAACCAATAGGCAAACTTTCTGGGACATCAACATCTTCTCCATATTCGGGTTGAAATTCTCTATTTGCATTGGCCATAGTAAGATCCCAATTAAAATTAAATTCATCTATACCATAGTATATTCCAGAATCATTAAGAGTTCTAAAAAGATCTAGCCTATTTAAATAATCAGGTCTAACCATATTGGCTGTTCTAGACCAAACAGA